TTGTATAAGGGCAGTGTCGGCATCCATTCCTGCAACAGTAACCGCGCGATCTATGATATAGCTCTGTAAATACGTAATTGCCTTCTTCGATGTAATAATGTAATCCTTCTTTAAGTTTGGTTTCACTCTTATTCTCCTGATTCATTTAATATCGAATAATGTTCATTAATCATATTAAATAATTCCGTTAAAGAATTTAAAGACTTAATCGATTCTTCTAAATACATATCTGATGAATATACTGAATGCATCATAGTGTCTTTACCAGTCGTTATATCATATTCTGGATTGTCCGTTAAAAAATCAAGAACAACATATTTCAATCGTTTTTTAAGTTTATCTCTTAAGCTTGTATCCATTGCGGATACTTGATTTGCAGGTGATGTATAATTACCTTGTGGCGAAATTTTCATATATTAATAATTATCTATTCGTATTAAAATATTCATTTTTAGTAATTTAAGATATTCTCTATTAGAGATATTCAAGTCTTTAATTAGATCTGGCTTTTTTAGATATACTATATTTGACCTTATATCTTTTAGAGGCTTTTTTTGATTTATAGCATTGATTTTATTTGATATCTTCATACGATCTTTAGTTTCTATAGATACTATTCGACCTTTTAAAGATTTAGATAACTTATCTTTCGTTTGCTGTGATAAAGGAATACCTCGTTTAGATTCACAATGAATTAAAAACTTAGCTCTAATATCTGGATTTGACAATCTCTCTTTTGTTATTTCTGATATTTTCTTTTTAGTCTCTTCGGTATGAGTTTTACCAGTGCGTGCTTTAGATATCTTATTTCGAAATTCATCAGTAATTATTCTCTCAGAATTAATTCTTGCATATTCGATTTTAAGATTTTCATATGTTCTAGATGATATAATATGTCGAATTTGAATATTATTTTTCATCGTACTCATTGCCCATAAAGCTCGTACTAATTTATTATTATCCGGATATATTAACGTTAATAATCTATGAGCTATAAAATGTTCTTTAGCAGTTAGTAAGATAAGGTTTGATTTATTATTATTACCGCCCATGCATCTTGGTATAATATGATGTGACTCATAATATTTAGAAGTGCCTTTATTTCTATTTTCTAATCGAGCATTTTCGATTATACTATTATAGATTTTTTGGTAGTCCATTTTTATTAAAGCCCCATTTTTTAGTTAAGTAAAAATAAAGCCCAAAGAATGATAGAGATATACAATAAAAAATTACATCCGTAACCCAAAAAGACTCTGTCCAACGCATGATTAGAGCGAACAATACATCGAAGCCAAGTGGCAGAAAAAATGTAGCCGCCATCAATATTATCATTAGTATGTTTTTCTTGAATGTTTCTCTGAATGTCATTTCTTAATTCTCGCGGAGGATTATCCATATTGATTATATATTAGCTGTCTTTCCTATTTCCATCTCTAATGCTGCAACTAAACCTTTAAGCTTTACTGGAATATCTCCTACAGCAACTTTATAATCTGCAATTGACATTTGACCAGCTTTATAAAGATCTAAGTTAGTTTTAAGAGTGGTACTTAATTGATCGATAGCAGATTGTAATTTACTTATCTTACTAGATGCTTTAGTATTAACACCTAAATCAATTTTACTTGGAGCATCACCCATATTTACACTTCTTGTAGCAGGTAATTCAGCTTCTTGGTCATCAAACCCTTCTGCTAATACTTCTTTGTAGCACTCTTTTATAAGAGTCTTTAATATGTTTTTATTCATCTTCTTTTTCTTTAATATAATTATATACTTTTATATAAACAACCGTTATTTTTTATTTTATTGATAATTGCATATCATCTAAAGGTTCTTCCCTAAATATAGAAAGATGTCCTATTTGCCCTGGCATATCTATATTTGTATCCCAACCTGGCAACAAATGAATATTCTTTATGATATATTTCTTATATAACTCTTCCCTTTGATTTGTTTTAGATCCTTCTTTGTCAGCGCCTGAAAATACAATAGCATCTGCAGGATATTCTTCTATAAAATCTTTCATGATATCCATTATTGTAGATATGATTTTAAATTGTCTGCCTTTATTAGTTACTGTACCCGAATCATATTCACTATTGGGTTTAGATTCTTTAACATAAAAATCCAATCTCCAATCATTCCCTTCAATGCCAGTAAATACGACACGATATGAATCATTATCTTCTGTAGTAAAATGATAATTAATATTTCCAGATTGTTCTTGAGGCCCGCTCCATTGATAAGGCGTAACGCCTTCTCCTACTTCTTTTAATAATGTTTTAAGTTTTATCATATTATCTAGGTCTATCGCTTAATGGGGTATCAAATTTTGATTCTTCAGCATACCAATTTAAAAATGGCGCTAATTCACTATAAGTGGTAACTGCAAGTAGATCAGCTTTCTTTCCTGGTCTTGGTGCATGAAATTGTTTATTTGCTTGTATTCTTGATGACGTCATCCAACCATATAAATCTGCAAAGCGCTTAAAATTCAATAAATAATATTGATCGCAATCTACCAATACTTCTCCTGTAGATTGCGTTGGCCAATCATCCACATATGAATCTATCATAGGCTGAACGGGCTCATTCTTTTTTATTGCTTGACTTATATTAGAATAAATATCATTTACTTTAGGACTCCAAATTGTTTTGAATGGAGATATTGGTATCATTAAATATTCACGGCCAAAGAAGCCGCCTCTTGAACTTTTATAAGAAGTATATACTATATGATCCATTCCGAATTTATCGGTTAGTTGAGTAAAGTATGCTTTTATTTCTGGTTCGTAACTTAAATTTAATCCAATCTTTCCTTTAGTCCATTCTTCTGTATATACAAGATATAATCCAAACCCAGCCTCGACGCCAAATTCTCTTGAAAGAAATTCATGGTTACCTAATCCTTCACATATATCAGCTATCTTATTAAATTCAGCATTTATATTAGAAGGATTAAACTCTTGTATTTTTTCTAGTAAAGGTTTAAGTTTTATCATGCAAGTTTCTTTTGAAGTTTATTTATTGCAATCTGTAAGCTTTTCGCATAATCTTGCTTTTGTCTAATATTTCTATCTTTCCAATTAGGGACTATAGAATTATAACGGTCGGTTTTTTCTTTATTATAAAGTGCTTCATCATTATCATAGTTTCTTGCAGCATCTCTTTGAATCATTTCTTCCCAAGAAGGCCATACATAATAATCTGGTTTTGATGTTACAGATTTAAGAATTTCTTCATCGCTCATTTTAGAGTTCATTTCAATTTCTTTATTTGTATTATCTATTCTCTTTTGAAAGCTTTCAATTTCTTGATTGATTTTATCTATTTTGGATAATCGTTTAATCTTTTCTTTATAAACGTTAGTAATCTCTGAATTACCCGTTTTCCCTAATCGTGTTTTGGTAATATAACGATAATGTAATTGCTGAATATTATGACCTCCAGCTAATATAGCTTCCGTTTCAAATGGATATGAAACTCCATCTCTTTCAATCTCAGCATTTATTTGAATACTTCCTTTACCTGATCTTCTTGCTCTTACTGAAATAAGTTTATCAGTTGGTTTAGTGTATGATTCAACCGCCTTAACCATATCTACAATAAGATTATATCTAAACATTTCTCTGTCATGATCATTAACAGGCATTTTATATTTTTCTCTAACCCAATTTTCTATTTCATTTACCATATCTGATATAGTAGGCTTTAATTCATCTAGTATAGTATTTACTATATTTTTGTCTAATGATTCTTTTAATAATGATCTAAGTTTTATCATATTATATAGAGCTCCAAATTATTTCTTTAAAGTTTTCTGGTTCGATACCATAGAACTTACATTTCCAATTACTTTGTTCAAAGAATGGTAATGTAGACCATTCATCTTTTCTTTTAATTAATTCTATCGCAGCATCATCCCAATTTGTATTTAATGCTAAATATTCAATTTTGTCTTTCATCTTCAATACTTTAGAATATTCAAATGAATCCCATTCATAATGAAATACTTCAAATACATTACCATTATCATCTACATAATCAATTGAAAGGTCTATACCCCACTTTGGATTAATAAAGATTAATTTATTGATAAGAGGTAATTCTTTAGCCCATAAAGATAATTGTTCTAATGCTGGGCCGGAATATCCTTTACGTTCAAATAAAAGAGCATGATTAATATGACAGCCTGATATACTTTTATCTGAATCTATCATCCAATCTTTTTTAATGGCTTGTTTATACCGATGCTCAGTTGCAGACATATTTACTTTAGCATATTCTTGCTCTAGCCCACATAAATCATAACCATTAACATCAAATAAAGAAATATCATTAGCCATTGGTTGATATTCTGTGATTATTTCATTAATCCAGTATTTAGTTTGACTAAGTTTATTAGATGTAAGTTCTAGTTTCATTATTTAACTTTATCTTTAAGAGGTCCACCAACTACCCATGCATCGCAAGTACGTTTAGCTGCACATTTAAACTTTAAGAATCTGCAATATCCCAATTGCCCAGCATTAATAACTTGATATGGATCTTCCGAACCTTCATCATTTCCAATACCTTTAGCAATACAATCTAATGTTTTAGTTGTCATATCGAATGCAGCACAATTTCCGCAAAGAGATTTTTTAGCCTCAGCTGCAGAATCCAATTGCCACATATCCACTTTCTTTTGCCAGAACTTTTCATTCTTTTCATTTGGATTCATAGGACCATATCCATATTCGTCAATAGCCTTTTGTCTGTTTTTAAGATTCAACTCTATGTTTTGAGTTGCTGGAGGACATTTAGCTATCTGCCCTTCATTTAATATATCTGTTAGTTTGATCATTTGTGTTTAATAATTAATTCGCCTAATACTTCTAATCTACCTACTTCTCGTTGAAATTCATTCGGAGTCATAGATAATGAAATTTTCTTGTATGTTTCTTCAAACTCTTTCTTAGCAGACTCCATATCAAATTTACCTTCAGTGGCTTTTTTATAATAAGGAAGCTTTACTTTGAAATGATGCCAAGTAAGAAGAGCGAAGCCTCCTTTCTCATGAGCATTGTTAGATATCTTTTCTGCACCGCCCATTCTAGTTTCTGCGAATAATTCGAACGTGTCCTGTTTCTCTTCTGGTTTCTTAGCCTCTGAGATTATAGATTTAAGTTTTATCATAATTATTAAGATTTACGCCAGCCTCCACCAGCTTTTTTATACATTTTTGCAGCCCATCCGTTTGCATACGCTGAAGGATATACATCAAATTTCTTTTTGGCTTGAGACTTGTAATAAGACCATTTAGATTTATCTGTAGGTATATTCTTTTCTAATAATGCTGAGAGTTGTTTGTATTTCGCGAGGTCGGGTGTATTATCATGATGACATTTATGACATAGATAAGGATCTTTACCGCCTTCGGCTATTTTCCATTTCCATTTACAATTATCACAAATAACTTCTGTAGCTGTTACTAATTCTTTGATAGGGGCATAGCCAGACCCATATGGCGCTGCTTTGCCTGATTCCGGATCTGATGTTTCTTTTAACTTTTGATTATTCTTCCCTTTAAATGGCATACCAATTCTTTCAGACTGCTCCGGTGTTATTTCTTCTTTAACCCCCATTTTTACTTTAATAGCCTTTTGACCTTTAGTTGTTTCTCCACCCTTTTTAGCGTCTCCGCCTTTAGATTGGGCAGCCCTTTTTCTTTTTACGAATGCTGCTCTTCCTTCTTTACCTAATTTCTCTGCTTTTTCTTTTGAAAGGCAAGCTGAATAAGCATCTCCTTCTTTAGCATCTCCGCACTTACCTATTCTATCTCCTGATGAATTATATCTATCCCATCCTCCTCCACCTACTCCGCCTTTACTACCTTTACCAAACCAATCACGAAGATCTTCTGTTATTTCCGTTGTGCTTGATTGGATATTTTTATAAAATGAATCATTTAACCATTCATTTCCATATTTTGATATAAATCTTTGGAATTCTGGTAATTCAGTTAAACTAGAAACTCCGTTTGTTGCTTCAGCATCATAAAATTTATTATTAAGCTTGACCCATGAATGCGCATTAGGTTCATTAGGAAAGTCATAAGACCATTGATGTTCTCCGCCAAACTTCTTTATAAATAAACTAGCCCATAAATCACAATAACCATCATTAATTTCCCTAGGAGTTAATGTTGTATAGTTTTCATGATATTGTTTATTGATATAGTTTATTAGATCAGAATTAAATTTCGAATCAATATTAACATTAGCATTCTCTAATAAGTCTTTGAGCTTAATCATATTATGTTTTCTTTTTATAGATGCCTTTTTGTTGTTGAAGCTTGATAGCTGCTTTAGCTATCTTCTTTCTGTTCTTAGCTTTCTTTTCTTTTTTGGTCATTTGTTATAATTCGTTATGCTCAAAAAAATCTGGATATTCCTCGTGATCACCCATACTCTTATTTTTTAGTAATCGCTTGATTCGTTTCTTGCTTCATCCTTTGCAGCATCAATTATATCAATAATAAGCTCTGCTAGGTTACGAGCGTGATTATAGTCTAAGATTGCGTTGGTTTTATTTAAGTAAGCTTCTAAACTTTGAACAGCTATTTTAACTTCGCCTTCCAAACCTGGAGTAATAGAATTTAAAAGTGCTCCCTCAGATAAAACTTCTTTAATGTTCTCTTTTATAAGAGATTTTAATTGTGATATTTTCATATTGTTATATTTTATATTGTTATTTTTTCGTAATTAATTTAGCATTCATAACGGTATTGGGTAATTCTTTAGGATAAGGAATCATTTGATCTCCCTGTTTCGCTAATACTTTATTAAGCTTGCCCAATTTATTTTTGTGACGTTTCATTTCAGCAGCATTCATCATAGCACCGCCTTCAGCAATAGGGTTTTTTCTTTTGTATAGATCCTCAAACTCACGAAATGCCATATTGCCTTGCTCGTACGCTTCTCGCTCCAATTCGCTCATATTTGAGTCGTCTAAAGCATATCCTTCATGTGTAGAAGTATTAGTTAATCTTCCTTCACAATTTTGAACGTGATGAATAACTTCATGAGCAAATGATCTTAACATATCTTTAGGATGTCTTCCAAAACTAAATACCGTAATAGTTTTAGTGTCTGGTTGATAGTTAGCTGTTGGCCCTAAAATATGAGATGATTGTTGTTTGTTGTTGATAATGAATTTTGGATATTGATTCTTAAGAACTTCATATTTATCAGACATATGTTTATATAGCTGATAAGTTAAATCATTAAAGGTATTGTTATTATGAGTTAATGGTTCCATATGTATTATAATTTTTCTGTATTAGTCATCGCCAAATTCTTTTTGATTTGAGACACGACTTGACCAAACTCTTGATCATTAACGCCAAATGCAGTTGCAATAGCAGTTAATATACTCGCCCTTTGATCTTTACTCTTTAACGCACTTCTTATTCCATCATCAGCAATTAAATCAGTAAGTCTAGATCTCATTGATGATGGTACTTTTAGTAAAGATTGTTTAAGAGTATTAGAAAGTTTTGCTGCAACCTTTGGATCTGATATCTTTTCTCCTTCAGGTCCTACTGGAACAATATCATCTTCTTTTAATATCTTGCGTATTTCTTCTTTAAGAAGTAATCTAAGTTTATCAGTCTTCATTATGCGAATGGATTTTCACCTGCCGGTGCTTCTTCTTCTTCTTCACCACCTGCTGGCGTTTCTTCTGCGGCAGATTCTTTTCCTCCGCCACCTTCTTCATCTTTACCTTTTTTACCCTTAAATTCTTTATCTGGCTTTTCAGCAGCTAAATCAGTTTCTTGATCAATTGCTTTATCAGATAATTTTGCTATCATACTTTGACGATAATTAACAGGGATTCTATTTACAGGAACCAAATTAAATAAACCATCTAATATCTTAGGAAAGTCTTTCATAGATATTTCTATCTTTTGGCCCATATCTGATTCTGAACCATTAAATGATTGAGTAAGAACAATATTATCTTCAAACATTGACATATAAATATTGTCTGCTGATTGAAATCCTTCTTTAAGAATTACTTTTCTGATTTGCTCTTTAAGTAATTGTCTTAGTTTATCGTATTTTTTCATTAGTTAGTTTTTTAAGACTGTTAAGTTCATTCTTTAAATCTGCAATCCATTTAGTTAATGTGTCAATCATCTTTTGATCGCCTTCTTGTTTAGCTACAATAAGTCTATTTGATAATATACTAATATAATTAGCAATATCATTTCTTGAATTAGATTCTGACATCATATTAGTATTATTCATATCACGTCCTAACTCATTACACATCCAAGTTCCTACTTCACCTACATCATCTGCAGAAGTTGAAATATGATCTACAGCCCATCCATGGCCATCAGATAATAATGTGTCTACTTCTTGTGGATTAAGAGCAAGCATCTTCTCTACCATTCTTTTAATAGTATGAAGATTTTGAAAGAACATATAATTTTGTTGATCATGTTCTCCTTCTTTAAGTATAGATCTTATTTCTTCTTTGATAAGTTTTTTAAGAGTATTATTATTCATTTTATTCTATTTATTATAATTATATCTTGGGCGTAAAAAGGGTGGAGATTTTATTCCCCACCCCAATATACTAATGGCTTTAATTATGCTTTACATTCTTCTACTGAAGCTTTCTTGTAATTAGTAATCATAGCCTTAAGGTTTTGAATAGCTTTTCTAGCTCTCGCTGCTGCTTTCTTCTTACCTGTACTTGCAAAATCCGAATGATTTGTTTCGAATTCTGTCCATAAATCTTTCATGTCCGTAAACATTACATTTGATGTTTTTTCTTCCATAACTGTTAAGTTTTGTTTTTATTTATTGGTTTATTTATTTTCGGCTCTATTTCCGATTTTACTCCATACTCTGTCAAGTTAGATTGAATTGACTTCATTTCATCATATTCACCTGACACTGCTGCGTATTTTCCTTTATTGTGAATTAACATCGCACATTGATTTGCTTGCAATTCCATTAACCCTATTGACTTTAATATTAAGATAATCTCTAAAAAAGATAATTTATCATTATTAAATATTATTAGGTTAAATATTTCCGGTATCTTCTTTTTCCCTGCCATCTAATGCTTTAAGTTGTTCTATGACTTTAATACCTTTATCAGATAGCCTATATAATAATTGCCCATCAGGGTCTACTGCAGTTATATCTAAAAGATCATTGTTAGTTAATATTTCGATAGCTGAGCTTAAATTTAATTGGACTTCATTATTGATTAATATATTTACCTGACCTTCCAAAATAAATACTTTCGTCGTTTGCTTAAAATTATCTTTAATAATATCATATGCAGATGCAAAGAATCTAGGCTTATTAATAAATCCTTGACCAATTAATCTTTTGAATCCGGTATGAGATTTTAAATCTTCTTTAAGTAATTTGAGAGCCTGTGATGGAGTTTTTAATTCTATGTTTTCGTCCATTGGATTCTTGTTTTTGTTGTTTAATGTATTTGTATAATGGCTTTTCAAGACGCGCACACTTTAAATAATCTTCTTTATCTTCGAAAAACTTAATCATTCTTTGAAAGAAAAGGATTCGCTCATCGTTAGTTATGTCTCTTGGAAATTTAAGATTGGGTGATGTTAAAAGATCAACTCCCTCACTAAGTACTTTATGTATATAATTCTTTTCAGTCATTGTTTAAGGTATGTGGTAAAATTATATTTAATCTTGCAATCCATGCATCTAATATTACTGGGTCATTTACATAATAATAATTTCTGAGTAAATCATTTATTTCATCTATGATGTTAGTTTTAAGATATTTTCTTTTATAATTCAATCCATGTAAGAAAGCATCTATTTCATAAGGAACTGTAAAGTAATCTAATTCTGTGGTTGCTGCTGGATAACCATATATATCTTCTTTGCCATGCACTTCATGATATTGTCCAATATGCTCCATTTCGTGCCTTAAGAATTCTCTTACCTCGGCATTGAATTGATTATAATCTTTTGAGCTGAATAATTTAGTTGATATAGAAATATTCATATCAATGTCTTCATCAGAACTACTTCCCCATATATCAAATGCTATATCTATACCTGCCCTTTTAATAGCTACTTTTAATTCAATAACTTCATCATTATAATTAAATTCAAACGATAAAGTCTTAGTCTTATTTAATTTGACAGCATTAAATATCTCACGAGACATAAAATTAATAAAACTCCGTAACTTTGTCTTATATATAATTTTAGATCTTCCCATACCTTAATATAATAATTACTTTTTAAATTTCCAAAGGAATTTTTTAATACTTTCCCACCAGCTATATTTACGCAATTTTAAATATGATTTAAGTAACTCTTGCTCTTTTGGAGATAAGTTATTTTCCATACTATAATCGTCCGTATACAAAGAGGTAAACCGGCTTATTAATAAGTTTTTAGCTACTTGGTGATCTAAGAAGTGTAATATTTGAATTCCTGCTACATCTGCTGCCATCTCTTGTTCTTTTGATGGAGCATTCATATCATGTTTTAAAATATAATGGGCAATTTCGTGGGCCTCCACTGCATAAATGTGTGAAGTGGTATATCCATCCTTAATGAATTCTTGACCGTCAATAAATACAGTCATGCTAGGAAAATGTAAAAATGCGACACCATATACTTTAAAATAATTATCATACATTTTTTTAAAGGATGGATTATTTGGATAAATAATTTGAGTCTTGAAATTCGAGTCTATTATAGAATTCCATTGCAATGCATCTATATCGTCGTCTATTGTCATAGTATGTTATTTTTTAATGTTAAACTTCTTAATATCATTTAAAAATTTCTCTATCGTAATTACTTTCCTATCAGATCTGATAACGGTAATTTGATCTAGCATATCAGGTCTTCTGTCAATAATATTGTTTAATGCTATCAATCCATCTCCAGGCCAAAAGTTATTATGTGTACTTTCTTCTCCTAGGATGTTGGCATCGGTTATATTTTCTTCGGTATCGCCTGGAAGAAGTATGTAATATGTATATAATTGATTTTTCATATGTAATTAAGAATAAGATGCTTTACCATCTAGTATTTTATTTTTTGATTCTTTCATTTTCTTTGGAGCTACCTCACGAAGCATTTCTAATAATTCGTCTGATAATTTTCCATCTACTTTAATATAATCATATAATAATCCAAACTTGATATCAAATAAATCTAATATCTTTAATATTTCTATTTCAGACATCGAAGGATATGATAAAGTTAATAACTCTTGTGACCAATTATACCATTCTACGTATTGCTCAAATGTTAATTTATGCGATAAAAATAAAGCAGGATTAAGTTTTACATCTTCGACTGTTAAATTAACATATCCAAACATCTTTTCGCTTACTTGCTCTACTGGAGATTTCATATTATAATATATAAATTAAACTTTGTAAGTCCTAAAGATATTTTTCATTATTAATAGGATTATGCTTTATACTTGTACCCCATTTATAATTTCCATATACATGACAATCATGTTCTATTTGTTGATTCTCTTGAACTTTTTCTGGTGTTCTTGTTCCTAATGAAACAAAATGATAAAAATGGCAGTTATATGTTCTTAACATCTTCATACCATTTAATCTGCACTTAAGAAAAAATTCCCAATCAACTACCCAAGGCCCTGGATATGATTCATCAAAGCCTCCTACTTTAAGATAGTCTATTTTATTAATTAAGAATGGAAATGTCGAACCTGTTTCACTAGGATGTTTAATATATGTGACATCATTTAATTCTTCGCAGTAAGTTTGATATCGAACTAAATCAAATGTCTTAGGATCTCTTCCCATATCTTTAATAAGAAATTGAGAAAACATACTTGTAGTAGGTTCTATTTGATTAGGAGATAAAACACTATTAGGTTTATAATCATTCTCTAAATTAATATCCCAATTTAAAGGAAATACATTATCATCTTGGACGTGAAACACTAAATCATACTTAGCATTCATATGGCCAAAGTTCATAGCTCTAATCATTCCAACATTCTCTTCTAAGTTAAGGACTTGGATATCATCTTGATATTTATCCAATACTTCCTTATTGATATCATAGAACCCATCAACTACGACTATGATTTGATTTTTATTTTTTTGTCCTTTGATGGCTGACCTTAAACATAAATCTAATGCTTCAGGTTCTTTATACGTAGGTATTATTACACTTATCATATTTTGCTCCAATCTATTAATGGTGTTAACCAAGCCGTTTCTCCATGTGTCGAATAACCTGGAATGGGAGTTAATAATCCCTTTTGATTTTCTCTTAATGCCAAAAACATTTCAAAGTCTCTAGGATAAGAACCTTTAGTAAATTCTCTTAATATAGATTCATCTTCTCTTAAAGTTCCTACGGTTGAGGCAAATGTCATAGTAGTTGAGTTAGTTAATTTCCAATGACAAGAATCAGTTAACATTACTCTTGTTACTTCACCGCCATCTTCTATAAAAGGATTTCCTCCATTTTGTTTATTAATATACTTATCTGGATGATCATATAAAGAAACATAACCATATCCCAATTGTAATCCTTCAACTATGACTCTAGGAGAACCTTGTTTATGAAGATAATCATTCTCTACAAAATAAACTATTGTTTCATCATCATATTCCAATGCCATATCCAATGCTAAATTAAAAGTTCCAGCACCATGACCGACAGATACTATTGTTATTGCACTATGATGAACGTATTTAGAAACCATACGTAAAGTATCTTCGCTACAATTATCAGCTATGATATGAAGATCGGTATTACCGAATATATTAACAAAGTTTTTTAAACATAATTCATTATTGATATATTCTGGTTTTATTTTACTATATCCTGCATCGGATATTCTATATATTATTTTCATATTCTACTTATAAACTTATTAATTTCTGCTTGTAAATTATTCTCTGCTTGTGTTCTGAACTCACTTTGTTTATTAATCAAATATAATAAATTTTTGTAAGGATCTTTCCTATATTTTAAATTTTCTGCAACAATCATTCCTTCAAGGACATACTGATAAACATCATACCCTTTTTGTTTTAAAATGCCACAACAAATCATTACATATAAATCATCAATGCCATAAGGACCAAAGGAATCAGGTATATCCGTTAGTTTAAGTAAGTTTGTTGAAAGAAGATTAAACCAACCACCTCCAAATTTAAACTCATTTATTGGTTTGATGGTTATGGTATCTGTGCTGTGAGATATTATCGTATATGGGTCTATAGTCGTATAATCTTGGGAGGCTTTAAGGTTTATGAAGTTGTCATTAACTAATGAATCCCATGAATCATCCCATAACTTATATACTTGCGGAGATATAATATAATATTCATTAGGAACTGCACTTGCGGCATCTATCATATATTTTAATAGCTCTGGTTTAAATATAATATCGCTATCTAAATAAAGTATATTATCTGCTAATGAAGATCTGATTGAGTTTCTTCTTTTATCATCACAGCCACGGCAAATATTATTTTCGTCAATATCAAACTTTGTTTCAGCCCAATCCCATAATTCTTTTATTTGATTAAACTTATCAATAAAGAACTCTTTAGATAGTTTAGACTCATCCCAATTAACAAGATTAAAGTTTAATGTAGCATCTATTAGTATCTTATCATCTTTAGATAAGAATGAACTTCCTAGTTTGAATTGTTTAGATTGCCATTCAAAATGATCTAGCTCGTATGGCATTAAATGAATTACGATCTGTGTTAGCATTATTGAAAGTAATTAAAATGTAAAAAGTATTGATAGTATTTACTGTGCTTACCATGAAATCCAAAAGGTTCTATATCTTGTATTTCCGGAATAGGCATTTCATGAGAAAATTTAGCAGCTACTTCAATCGGGGCTATCTTACAACCATTAGCTTCATATATGTGTCTATTATTAACAGTCATAAATCCATCATCATTATAAAATCCATAAAATGATTCCCATGGAATATTTAGCTCTGATGCTAATTTCATTATCTTTCTTGATCTTAAAGTAAATCCACCATTACCAACTCTTTGAATATTCCCATTAATATCCTTCATAGAAAAATTATCTGAAGGTATTGGCCATGGAGCTCCGATATAATCATAGTTTAAAAAATCATTATCCCATTGATCAGCATTAACTATTAAACCATCATAATCTATTTTAAGCACGAATTCAGTATCTACATGTTTCCACATATCATATACTGCATATCTACTGTAACCAATATAATCTAATTTCTCACATTTCTCCCATTTAACTATATCATCAATTACTTCTATATCAGTTACTATTTTAACATCAGCAAACTTAATTAAGCTCGAGCAATGTCTTAATGCCTTAACTGTTTCTTCTATCTTTATGCTCGTTAATGCTAATAACGTAACGTTATTTAATTCTATCATGTTATTGTTTAAATAAGTGCAAATATTTATTTTTATGTAATTTTATATACTCCGGTATACTTTCATTATCTATAATACATTTAAATGGCCTACCTAATACATCTAATCCATTATCTAATCTTTCTTGTATTAGATTTTTAACTTCATCAGTATTACATTCTTGATGTCCAAAATTCTCTAATTTAGTTTTAATTTTATCAATACCACCTTGATATGTAAAATGCCAACCACCATTATCAATTAATTCATATCCAATTTTAATAAATGTATCTAAATGGTTTATACTTGCATTTTTTATATTTTTATATCTTGTATAAAAAGTGCCAGCCCAATATTCATTACTTCTTAAATTTAAAAATGTAATAAATACATGTTGTTTAAGTTTATAAATAGAATATTCATTGGGTGATATATGTAATTTTGGATTCCAAATTTCATCTAAGTCTGATATAAAACATATATCATTATCATTTAAATTTGCATTTAATAACGCCCTATTAATATTTTCTTTAATATAGAATTCGCGTAACCAATGAACCTCATCTTTCGGCACATTGGGAGTAGTAAGGCATCGTATTAAAATAGTTTTTTCTAATTCGTCTTTAGGATTTAATAATCTTGATTGAACCTCTTCAAATGAATTAGGTACATCATCTACTATATGATAAATAATTTTATGATTAAACTTTTCAAATAAATGTTTATTTTCATAATAATATAACGGCTTTTGTTTACCAGTAAAGCTAACTGTCGCCTCTACCAAAACAAATGTATCTACCTTTTCATTTAATATATTAAGACGAATATCTAATGTGTCTAACTCATTAAAAAATATAAATGAATCTATTATTTTTATTGCCATGATTATTAATTACTATAAATTTCTGGGTGTGATTGTTTATATAGTTCAAATTCTCGTCTGCATTCATCATATGATTGTAATTTACCATCTCGATCCATATATGTAAAATCTTTGAATAGGTTGGTGCTCATTGCCCAATATCCATCTGAAACATTATGTCTAGCCCAATATTTAGGGGCTATAATAAATTTAGCTTCTTCATTAACTAATGCAGGGAAATAAGCAAAGCTTGAATTTGAAAGTATTAACCATCTTGCGTTTTTAATAGTAGCATAATCTTTACCTACATCAAAATGATATATATTATCTGATAGTTCCGGTAATAATCTTTTTGCTGCTTCTACGTTTTCGGTAATAACTAAAAATTGCATATTTGGATTAATTTTAGCCATATGATTAATAGCATTTATCCAATATTCTCTAGTTAAATATAAAGCAGGATCTCCTTCATAATCCCTTACATTTAAAACACAAATATCATCTGAAGTAAAATCATAACTATCATGTTCAGGTTTAAGCCGCAACCAATCTTTAATCTGCTCTTTATATTCATAAAAATAATCTTCGGATTGCATAATGCCATCAATTTTAGTATTATCAGGAATGTTTATTAGATTCATATCTGTCATACGAACATCACATCCTAAAGTAGAATCATGATAGTTATGGTTACGTTTTATTCGTATTTCCTTTTCCGTATAATGATTTGTGATTAAGTTTAGATCTACTTCTTTACCTAAATCCAAATCCATAAAATAGACGCCTTGATTATTATATCTTTTATCTCCGATATTCTCTAAACCAATAAAGCCAAAATCATAACCATTTCTTAATGCAATAGCTCTAGTAGCTACATATACAGCTAATTGATTACCTAATCCTTGGCCATAATAAAATTCTGTTATTATCATATAAAATAATTAAATGTCGTTTGATCATATTTAGTATCAAGCCCGAGGCATGATGTAACTCCCCATAAAGGTATATAAACTGTATTTGCTATACCAAAGAATAATGAACTTAATGCAAAATTGCTTCTAGATAAAATTACTACTTCACTATTACAAAGTAAAAATAAATCATAACATTCGTCTTGATTAGATATTACTTTATATGGCAATGTTGATAAATCTTCTCCAGGATTCGTTACTATAATAACTTCATATCCGGGTTTATCTTTTAAAATACTATCAATAATTGTTTGTATTCTTTCAAAAGGAATAGGAGATTGCATAGCACTTATAGGATGTTTTGAAATTAATTCATTTACATTTGTTTCTGTAGGTATTATATTATACTCAACTAAATCTTTAAAATAGTTTGCGCAAATGCTGCCATCATAATCCGGTCTATTCTTAACATCTTCTAATCTAAGATGAATCAATATTGTATTTTTAGTATCAAAAGGAACTTCATATCCTTTATTTTTTGCATACTCCATAAAAATACTTCTAAATTCATTAGTATATAAATTCTTATTAAAATAACTAAATAAATCTTGCTGTATATTTAATAATGTTCTAGCACTTACTTCAAAATGTGTAGGTGATGTTAATTCGATATAATCATTAAGATCTTTATTATATATAGAATTATTATGGTTATCTATAATATCAAAAATAGTTTGCATAAAGATACTATCATTATAACTTTGATTATATGAATAATAAACTCTTAAATTCGTTCTATTATATCTTATATAGATATTATTATGAAATGCGTATAGTACTTGTGCAATCATATCAGCTATATTTCCACCAATACGATCGCTAGCACCGAATAAATCTATGTACATTTATTTAGATAATTTATTTCTCCAATAATCTAATAAATCGTACATTGTCTGTTCAATAGTTATTGTTGGAGACCAATTTGTTAATTCTACTAATTCTGAAGAATCTCCTATTTGTACTTGAATATCAATAGGTCTATAATATGGAGTATAAATTCTTTGTTCAATTTCATTATACTCAAATTTAGATGCTTTAATTAATAAATCTGTATAGTATTGCATTTTATGCACTTCAGACCCACATACATTAAATACTTTACCATTGCTATCTGCATTCATCATTAACAAATAATATGCCATCACGCAATCTCTAACATCTATTACGACTCTCTCAGTTTGTAAATTACCAATATTTAATATAGTATCTTGCAAGCCCAATTCCATTTTAGCAATTTGATATGCATCAGAGCTAATACTAAATATTTTACCTCTTCTAGGGCCTGTATGAGAAAATGCTCTAGTAATAAATCCATTTAAAAATCCGTTAGAAGTTCTTTCTTGAACATATAAATCCATCGCTGCTTTTGATGATGCATATGGGTTACTAGGTTTAAGCGGAGTATTAATTGTTAACTTCCCTACATCTTTACATGTATCTCCATATACTTCACTCGTTGAGCAAAACATAAATCTGGTTGATGAGCCTTCTAATGAAGTTATTAAATTCATTGTTGCAGTTACATTTTCTTCGTATGTTAATATAGGATCTTTAAAACTAGTAGGTGGATGTGATTGGGCGGCTAAATGAAAGATGCCATCATACTTTTCATTTTTAAGTAATTTATCAATACTGTAATAATGCTTTAAATCTAAATAATGAAATTTGATTTGTTGTATTTCATCTAAAGACATAATATCAATCAAATCCATTTCTCTGCCATTCGCAGTTCTAACTATTCCATGGACTTCATGTCCATTGTTTAATAAAAGTTTTGCTAAGTTAGGTCCAGCAAATCCCGTAATTCCAGTAATTAAAAATTTTTGTTTCATTTATTATTTTGTTTATTTTATGACCAACTTGAATTTATCATATGTCCTGTTACGTAATTTACATTATCATAACAAAAACAACTCTTATTAGATATATTATCTGAAAATGTAACTATTTCTAAGTCAGAATTATATTTCCATTTTATAGCAGATGCTAAATGAGAACCGCCTGACCAAATAGTTATAATCTTTTTGCATGAATAAATAGTATCAGTATAATTAAAAATATCAGATGTTACTATATGCTCTGCTCTAATAAAATTAAAGTTATAATCTGTATTTGAATAATTAGACTCATTAGGTATGATAAAATATATTGACTTATAATTAGATTGATTAATTTCTTCGTTTATATATTGTTCAATTAATGGCCAATTATAACCATATCCATTAATTGTAAATGAATGCCCATTTAAATCTATTAATAAACTATCTTTAAATTTATCTATTAATTTTGGTTGATAGTATATTATAGGAAATTTGCTATCATGTTCTAAAATAGATTCTGGAAATCCGAATTTTATTTCTAAGTTTCTATTCATAGAAAGGTTATGATCCATATTTTCAAAGTCTGTAATGCCATGCCCACAATTAGCAGGCTCATGAGTAACACCTTTAAAATATGGATTTTGAAGCCAAACTAAATCTAAAGTTTGATTATTTCTAAATTGACAAGTATCGCTTAAATAAAAGTCGTATCCATTACGGTCGCATACTTCAGCCAGTGTAGAAAATGCTAAATGATCTCCTAACCCTCCAAAATCTGCTTTTAAAATTTTCTTTTCTCTCATAAAATTAATTAATTCCAAATTGCATTAACATCGCCTATATTTGAAAATATTAGACCATTAAAATTAGATTGCATATCTCTATATAATTTTTTAGCATCATGAGAAGGAATATACTGGTGATATTCAATTCCAATATATTGAAAATCGTTTAACTTATCCATTATAGTAGGTATGACATCATATTCACATCCTTCGCAATCAATTTTAAAATAAGAACATCCATTAACTAAATACTTATCAATAGTTTCTGTTTTACAAATAGAATTAAAATTTCCAGCTTCAAATACAGATGAACCTCCGCTATTAAGTATAGGAGTACCTATTTGTATTTCTCCACCATCTATATTCGTAATGGCACAATTATGCAATTCAAAATCGCTTTCTAAAAAGCCATTATGTATAATATTTCTTTTTAAATTTTCAAAATTTTCTGGTACTGGTTCAAATGCTATCACTTTACAGCCAAATTTCTTTTTCATATAAATAGAAAATAAACCTACATTGGCGCCGATATCAATAATAATATCATCTTCTGTTAAATGTATATCTTCTATACCATAAAAATTATTCATTAACTCATTCCATACATATGGCACTGTATTTGAATTTCGAATATCTTCAAAGATAAAATTTGTATCTCCCAATCCCGTATATTCAAGCGGTTTCATATTAAAAATTTGTGTTTCCATTTATTATATTAGTTTATTTGATTATTAAAAAAATTCTTTGCGTGCAAATCTTCTACTTCATTAAAATTATTTTCTTCAAAGTTTGACATTGGTCTTTTTCTGTCTTCTCCCGAACCACAAGCATTACCTCTATTTCTTTTATACACAAATTCAGGATATGTTTTTGTAAAATAATGATTTAGTTGAGCTATATCAAAATTGCCACTAGGATTAAATCCATTATATATCATATTAAAATTTAGGTCATAACATTGATCATTACTAAAATGAATTTGATGACACAATATAGGGCTTAATTTACAAATACTTTTGAATTGCCCATGCTGTCCATTTTTTCTCATAGTAAATCTATCTATTACGCCTCTTCCATCAGGTTCTGGTAATCCGCTATCTCCGAACATGGCCCAATTTATAGCTACACAATTAACACTATCATATGCTGCTATAAATTCTTTCACATCATTAGTCTTTTTAAGAACTAAAAACTCATCTACATCAAAAAAAGCCGCCCATTCATATTCTTCATAGTAATTTCTAGAAAAATCTGTATAGCATTTAGCTTGTATATTCTGTTCCCATATCTCACCTTCAGGGGTTAAAGGCGTTTCTCCATCCCATTCATGAAAATATACATTATCTTGTTCTATAGAATTATTAAATCTCCAATCATTCTGAAATATATGTATACTATTAAATCCCAATTTTAAATGATAATCTATCCATTCTTGTAAATAATCATCTTCTTTTTTTGCGATACACACTAATGCTATCTTTTTTTTCATACTGTAATATAATATATTATTTTAATATATCCTAATTTATTATTTATATTTTTTGTCTAACCGACTCGTTTCTTCATCTATAATTTCTTTAGTCATTGAGTTTGTTACTCTATTTGGCTGTTCTCTATTAACAGCACCAATTTCATTTATGATAGTTGGTAATCCAAACTTATCATAACATCTTTTATAATATTCTACATCTACCAACCACAATAATGATTCGTTAAATAATAACATATCATTATTATTCTTAATAGTCATTACCGTAGGGCAACTTATAGTATTTTGTCCTAAGTATATCTTATCATGATATCTAGGTACCATAGGTTGAAACATATTCTCTGCATCTTCTGTATGAACACATCCTGTAAGTATCCATTTAGCATCGGGAACTGATTGTATTTTATTGTATATTATTTCTAACGAATCTATATCATATAAAAAATCATCTTGAAATAATATCTTAATATACTTACCAGTGCATTGCTTTAATCCATAGTTAAGATTGGGAGCAATAAAGCCTCTTCCATTTTCATTACGAAAGTATTTTATATCTAATATACTGCCCCAAATATCACATAAATCTGCTATTTCATAATCTTGACTATTATCTGAAATAATAATATCAAAATCTTTAAATGTTTGATTTGCTAGTATATTAAATGAATGCTCTAAATATTCTACACCTTTACCTTTTACTTCCCAGGTAGGAATACATACACTAAAAAATTTCATTATTTAATTTATTAACGTTCATAGTTATATTTTCTGGAGCAATATCTGGTTTAGATATTGGATTGGTATTAAATTCTTCTTTAGTTAAATTAAACCATGTCTTTTCGTTAGTGCCTACATTATATACTCCAGATGCGGTCTTATTAACTAACTTAATAATCAAGTCTGAAATGACGTTAACATAATCACCGTTTGTATGTTGATTAGCCCAAGCATCTTTATATGGAAATGGATAAGGTTTATGAGATGTTCTAATAATTAGATTCTTATCATTTAATTGTACATAAGCATCTCCTAATAATTTAGTATAGCTATACCAATTATTTCCATGGATAGGTATATCTGTTTCTGATGCTTGAACTATTGAATTGGAATAAATATAATCTGTTGATATATGAACTAACTTTATATCCCATTCGCTACAATAATTAGATAATTTAATAACATCTTTATAATTAATATTCCAATGTAATTCTTTATTATCTGAATACGTATCTGTATGTGCGATACAATTAATTATAACATTATATCTATGCAACCCAAAAGAATGATAGGATGATTTGATTGCTCTAATATCAAAACCATCCTTCTTTCTAGATACATAATCCCATCCAGTTTGCTTAACTATCTCAGATCCTAACAAACCATCTCCTAAAACTAATACTTTATTCATTTTCTGGAAATACTTCTATACATAAAACGTTCTTATCATTTATTAAAATCATCCTACCGTCAATAGTATTTAACTTAGTAAATTGACCTTGCTTAACGGTGGATGATTTTATGTTTTCAAAAGTACGCTTCTCTCCTCCAACAAAATGAATGATTTGAGTAACATACTCTCCTTGCTTCTTAATAGATGATTGAAGATCAGTTTTCATTATTTAAAATTCTTAATAACTTCTTCGATATATTCAAATACAGATTCTGTATAATGCGGCGCTGCTCCAATAAAAAATACTTTATCTAATACCTTATTAGCTTCTGGATATAATTTATAATCTTCTAATGAACTATATCCTGGATGTAATAATATATTACCCGCAAAATAATTTCTAGTTTGTATCTTATTGTCTTCTAAGTATTGAACTAATCTAGGTTTCAATCCTTCTTCCTCACAAATAAATGGAGTTCCAAACCAACAAGGTTCAGATCCTTCTAATACCTTAGGTGCTTTTAATCCAGGAATATTATTTACAAATATCTCAGTTATTCTAGTATTAGATCTTTTTCTGTTAGCTTCGATTTCATCTAACTTATCTAATTGAACTATACCTATTGCACCTTGTAAGTCTAATGGTTTTAAATTATATCCCATTTCTGAGAATACATATTTATGATCAATTATACCGTCATAGTTTTCTAACCATTTATCAAATCGATTACCACAAGTGCCACAACTTAATAAGTTAGCAGATCCTACACAATAGCAATCTCTACCCCACCAACTAATACTTACAAATAATTTTTTAAGTTCTTCATCATTAGTGCAGCACATTCCACCTTCACCTGTTGAAATATGATGAGCAGGATAAAATGAATTAGAGAATGCAACGTAATATTCACTTAAGTATTTACCATTCCATTTACTTCCTAAACTATCACAATTATCTCCAATAAGCTTTATATCATACTTATCACATAATTGAACTAATTTATCCATATCAGGCGGATTTCCTAATACTGGAGATACAAATATTCCTTTTGTCTTAGATGTAATTTTTGCTTCAATAGCATCTACATCAAAATTTAAAGTATCCCATTCAATATCAATAAAGATTGGCTTTAATCTATTTTGATAAAGAACTGATATTGTTGTAGCAAATCCTACAGGAGAAACTATAATTTCAGAATCATCTTCCCATTTGAATCTACGTTTTAAAGCTGCAATTAAAACTAAGTTAGCTGAACTACCAGAATTAACCATATGTGAATATTTCACGTTAAATCTTTTGCTAAACATACTTTCAAATCTATGTACCTTCTCTCCCGCCGTTATCCATTTACCGTTAAGAAATGATTCCATTGCTGCTTCAATTTCTTTGTTATCCCAATAAGGACCAGAATAGTAAATAGGAGTTTTACCTTTTTCAAAGTTCTTCGCATTGTAGATGTAAGGAGCTACATGATTACCTACTAATGCTGTAATGTCTTGTTGTTGTATCATAGTTTTATTTTAGTTGATGAATGAAAAATATATGGTTCAAATCTTTCTATCGCCCAAGGCGCATATTCTTCGGTTTCTAATAATATAAGTATTTTTTTATAATATTCCAAATCTTTTAAAAGAATTTGTTCTCTGGAGATACTAAAATGACCTCCTGGCGTAAATTCTATCTCATCTAAGATTGGAATATCAAATATTTGATTCCATATTTGTTCTAAAGGCAATCCTTCATGTTGCGGATATCCGTTAGGATGACACCATAAAATCTTACCTCCAAATTGTTTAGAATCATATAAACTCCACATCGTACCAATGTTATTCCAATGATATCCCCAATAACCTTCAAAGTGATGACTGGACCATTTATTCCAAACTTCTTCATTTCCATTAATAATTTCTTTATATGATCCTATATGATCAAATGGATAATCCTGTGAAAAGAATGTATAATCTGCTAAATTATCGTAATTATTAACTATATGATAAAAAAATGTATGTACGTCTCGACCTACATTATTCTCTAAATATATTTCATTAGGGTGTGATGTTATATTACCTTTTCGATATACAGTGATCTTAACATCATCATTAATATCTTTAATCCAATCTAATGGTCTATCATATAAAGATATAACTAATTCTTTTTTCATAGGTCGTATTTCGTTTAATATTATAATTTCTTGTAATAAATCTTTAAATCTCATAAAGTATTCAGCATAGTATATTGCTTTACGATAATTTATTTCGATATATTCTTTTCTGTCTTCATAATCCTTTTCAGTTAATGAATTAACTAATGTAACTAATTCATCTTCAGTATTAAATGTAAAAAATCCTCTGCTATCGAAATACTCTTCTATATCTGAACATCCATAATATAATGGAATTGTTTTAGAAATCAAAGCATCTACTATCTTTTCTGAAAAATAACCTTTATTTTTAGAGTTCTCTACACAAATATGGAACATTGAACTTTCATAACAAGGATCTTTAGGACCTTCTAATGTATAATACCATTTCTTAGGTATATTTATAAGATCTCCTTTTTTATAGATTCTTTGTCTTAATTGTTGTCCTTCTATTTTATTTTTGATGCCACATAAAAATGATACTTCAAATTCTTTTTTCATTGAAGCTAATTCCTTATACTTATCTTTACTATGTAAAAATGTCGTACCGAATGGAAGTAACATTGAATTTTCGCAAGAATCTAAAATTGGTTGGCTCCAAGTAAGTATTGCGCTAAATAAATGAGAGTTTTGAATTACCCAATCATGAATACCAAATAATTGATTAGGCTCTAATACAATTAAAATATTATAAGGATTAATTGCTAATTCTTCATACGAAGGTTGATAATCATTAAAAATGCTAATGGGCTTATCTTTAAATTCTGGTAAATCACATACGAACTTATTATAAAGTTCTGCAGGCATAAAATTACTTTTTAAATACATATTATAGTTGTAACCATTGTTGAGGATATAAATCAGAAAGGTCTTTATATTCTGAATACCACATTTGCGGGGCTATCACTCGTTTGTTTTTATTTTTGTTTAAGAATGCACTCCACCAACTAAAAGAACTATTAGCAATGATATTATGATTACATAATGACATTAAACATAAGTCTTCAAATTGATTATTTCCTTCCATAAAGATAACTCCTTCTGGAAATATTTCTTTACACCATTGGATATCATCTGAGAATATTAAAAAAGTATATTTATTATCAGAAAATTGTTCTAAGGCGGCTTGAATATATTCTGGAGTTACTACCCAATAATTAGGATGATTAACATAATCTCCTCTTCTTATATGAATAGAAACGGTATTGGTATAATCTTTAATGATATCAGTGCATTTATTAAGTATATGAGGCTTAAAGGCAAATTCATTAATTATGTCTTCCTCAATACCTATAAGATGCTTATAGCTTTGAAAATAACCATCTATTTCAATAATTCCTTTATCATCATTAATGCTCTCAAACGAACAATTTAAATCAAAGCAATCTAATAAATCTAATTTATAAGGTATCCAAGTATTATCAGTAAAGTTATAAGCCCCATCTTTTTTAATAGCAGTATGGTTTGGTAAGACTATATCTTGATCCATTAACATTGCTATTGACTTTAAAGCAGCATATTGGAACATTTGATTTCCTAATCTACCTGAATACCCTATACTTTTATGCGTTATCATATCTTGTCATAAAAATTATTTTGATCTTCTTGTTTTTTAATTGTCTTAATATGATAAAGGCAAAAGTCTTCATGCTCATCCCAAGGAAGTGTAGTCATAGTTTCATAACCATCTAATACTTCATGAACTTTATTCTTCCACTTAATTCCTTTATTTGTTTTAAATAAACGCATTTGAGGATCAGGATAGTTTATTCTTTCTTTCTCATCAAACCTCCAACCCCATTTTTGAATGTGTTCTGGAGTAATGCCAATTACTTTATTAACTCTAGGAATATAAAATACATCTATATCTCTATTAATGTTAAGGATTGGTTTTATATTTTCTATTAAGAATTCATTAGGTACTTCGTCAGCATCAATTTGAAATATATACTCGCCATTTGCAGCGTCTATAAAGTTGTTTTTAAATGCCGCAAAGTCTTTATTAAGTGAAGTTTCGATAGTTCGTATACGATCACCAAATAATGGTGTATGTTTAAGTATTACCTTAGTAACCTTGCTATTAGTTTTTGTTATGTCTCTAAGTATTATAATTTCATCATCATCCTCTAATAAAGGCAACATATGATTTAATAACAAATCTAATTCTTCATGCTCGTCGCATACTGTTATGCAATATGATATATTCATTTAGTATTCTATTGGTATATTTAAATTACATTCTTCTATACGTACTCCAACCCATTCCATTTCGGTTTGATGTAATGTATAGTAATCCCAATATATTTTTTCATCTTCTTCAGACATAACTTGAGATGTAGTCAAATTAGTCGAATATTTAATTGGGCATTCAGATTTTATTTTTTCTGCTTTCGCATCTAAAGTATTTTTTAAAGTATTCGCCATTCTAAGATTATCAAAAACTCCTACCACCCATTCGTGATATGAATCATATTCTCCAGACGATGCTTGAACTACATATATAGTCTCTGGTGTTGTATTATTATCTTTATTCATTTATTGATCTGTATGTATTGGTAATTGATTTTTTGTTCCTTCTGATTCAGAATATACTGCATACTTAGGAACTAACTGATATCCTTTAGGCATTATCTTACTAATCTTGTCAGCATATTTTTGCGCTGTTCCTTTTTTAAGATATCCAATTGTAAGATGAGGATGATAATCAGGGAAATTACTTGTATAAGGATATGCCTTTAACGCTGTATTAGTATCATTTAAACCTTCACCTCTTACATCAAACTTTAAAACATCAAACTTTTCGTTGTTAAATACTGACGCATTAAATATATTGCAAGCAGAATAAACATGACCGTCTAATACGCGTTTCACTTGATCTACTGTTACTTCAGGATGCAGTCCATATAATAATGTTATATGAGGTTCATCTTCTAATCCATAAGAAGGATCATTATCATTAGTATAGATATCATTTTGATCGATAAGATGATGAATAGTATTTATCTCTGGAAAGTTAAAATATAACATTACACATCCATATTCATGGGTTTCTGGTTTAGCTTCTTTAAGTAAGCTTTTAAGTTTTATCATTACCCTTTTAGTATTGTTTTATTTACTGTATTAGATGAGTTTGTTGTTCGACCATCAATACCATCACCATAGATCTTATACCCACTCGTATCTCTAGACTCAATATTATATTTAGGGTTAGGATCTGTATATACCATACTTAAATTATGCTTGATCGTAGCTAACTCAAAAGATAAGGCATTTTCTCCTGCAGATACTTTTCTTCCATCTAAATAGCCCTTAAGCCATTGTATAAATTGTGATTCGTTCATAATATTAATTATTAAATATTTGTTTAATTCGGTTCAATAATTCCTTAGCTTCGTCTATTTCTGATAACTCCAATGCTTTAATAAATTCATTCTTATCAAATATAATAGCTTGCTCTTGCGCAATACGTCTTTCATAAGGAGTATTGGTAGCAGGATTAATATATAAATAACCTTCTGCTTCCGCTACTTTAACTACTGGAGCTACATACCAATTAAATTGATTCTTACCTTTAGGCTCTGCATAAATAACACCTTTCTTTGAATAAGGTATTACCGATGGAAACCATCTAAAGTTATTATCATCTAATATACTTATAAGCATTATTTCGGGAGGACATAATTCTTTAATCTTTAATACTTGTTCTGAATCTTCTTGATACTGAGAAGTAGTCATTAATCCGCAAGTGCTGCATAAAGAAACTTCGATTTTATCGAATGAATCTTTAAATGCATTACCGCCATTTTTGCAAGGGCAAGGAATGGTTTCTGTTAAGTTTGGTTTTATCATATTAGTCTATTTTCTTTAATTTGGGTAGCTCAATTTTTTTGATTTGAGGTAACTTCAATTGTTGCATTTGTGGTTTCGGTGCTATTACCTTAACAGGAGCATCGATATAATTATAAAGTATTTCTTTCATCTTATCAAAAGAAAAATTATCTTTTAAGTATTTAGTTAGCTTACGAGATGATTCTAATTTTACTTTATAATTTTCAAAGGTATCATTTAAATATCTTTCAACGATTGCTGGATTAGGCATAAACCATTGCGATTGTGCTAATATTAAATTAGGAATTACAGCTGACGCATGAACTGGTCTCATTTCACCTGGAACATACATAACCATCTCATTAGGAAGAAAATCCATATGACCTGAATATTGAGAAACGATAATTGGTTTTCCTGTAACTGCAAATTCTGCTAACGGTCTTCCAAATCCTTCTCCTTTAGTCATAGACACCATAGCTTTTACCTTTGGATGATTATATAATGAATTCATTTCTTCGTCCGTTAAATCACCATGTAATAAGTAAATATTAGGTATTCTTATTCCTTCATCATCAAACATCTTTTTAATTTGATTAACGCGCTTTTGAATTTCTTGACGATCTATTTCAGAATATGAGCCACAACTAATTTTAAGTATCAATGCAGGTACATTCTTCTTACCTTTAAAAGCATTTAAGAAAGTATATATAGTACCTCCCATATTTTTTCTGTCTTCCCACATTTGTCCTTGAAGCCAATGCCCAACAACTAAAAAGCAGAATGTTTCTGGTATTTGTGAAATAAAAGCATTTACATTAGGATTAATGATTTCTATCTTCTTATAGATATTAAAATCTATTCCTTCAAATAAAATATCAATCTCCTTCTCAGAAATTAATTCTCCAACCTTTTGTTTAGTGTTCTGATCCATTTTATCATACTTACTAGATTTCATTACTTCTACTGAATGCTTTGAAGAACAAAGAACCATATCCATACGATTATTTCCTTCTATCCAGGCCGCATCTACTAATGTAGTTTCCATACCTGCTGTAATACCAATAGATTTGCGCGTCCCGACTTTTTGAAATTCATTAGGAACTGTAATCTGAATAAAGGTATCAGGTTGAGGTATTTGTTGATTAGGAGTTGCAAATCTCTTAAGTATTTCTTGATGCAAAGGATCTTTATCATTCAAGAAATTTTGAGGTGTATCACCCCATCTAGTAGGAATAATTGTAACATCATAGCTTTCATTCTCTATTAATGCTTTCGCAATATCCCTACTTCTGGCTCCATACCCCGATGCTGTATTTACCGGGGCCTGGAGAACTATAGTCTTTTTATTTGATGTCATAACTAATTTATAGATTATTTAGATGAATCCGTTGCTTTTTTCTTTTTGTAATAACGCTTTTTCTTTTTAGGAGCAGATTCTGTAATTACTACTTGGTGCTCAACGTTTAAAGTATTCTTTGATTTAAAATCTTCTTTTACTAAAGTAGCAATCTTTTCTTTAGTTTCATTTGATACTCTTGTTAAAGGTAATGTATCTAACTCTACTTCTTTCTTTTCTTTAAACTCCTTTGCTACCTCAATTAAATCAGATATAAGTTTATTTTTTACTTCTTTTGATAAAGGTGCTACATTTGGTAATGTGATTTTTTCTTCTTCTTTTTTGAATGGATTCGTAATCCAATTAATGATTCTGTGAAACATATTTATTTTTATTTATTTGGTTAATTTAGTTAATGTAAATCTTTCTTTAGGTTCGAAATTTTCTAAGCAAGAAGTAATATCTGTAATAACATTATCACACATACCTATTGCGCTCATTTTATTATCTATTAAGTATTGACGAGCTTCTATTCCATATTGTATTCTAGTTTCTTCTGGAGTATTATACCATTCAAGCATAGCCTCAGCTACGTCTTCAAACTTAACTCTATCATCAAAGATATAAGGAGTAGGTACAGAGCCTTGAATAGAACGATTGCTTGGAATGATTGGTTTTGACCAATTGCCCCATTTAGTATATCTTCCATCGTGATTTGAGTGCCAATCCTTTTCTTTATAATCATCTGCTGTTAATAAAGTACCATCATCTTTCATTAATCCAACTTGATCCTGAAGACCACCTGTCATATTAACAATAGTACATATACCTGACATCATAGCTTCTGTTGCTGATAATCCCCATCCTTCATTACTTGAAATATTTATTAATACGTCAGATGCATTATATAAAGTATTCATTTCATGAACATTAAAGGCTCTGTTTGTAAAGCTAACATTATAATCAGGGCAAAGAACATCTTTAACTTCAATTAAGTTAGTTCCATTTTCATCTATTGGTTGAGTATGAAGAACTAATACACATTTAGACGCTTTCTCTTTAGGTAACTTATCACAGAATGTTTTATATGCTAATATAATATCCGCTGTTTGTTTTCTTCTTATGTTTCTTGAATTATATAAAAATACGAATTCAGGAATAACATCTTTGTTTTTCTTGCCCGTTAAGAATGATTTCCTTAAGTCTAAGACGCTTTTATACCCTTCCGAGTCTTTTGATATTGGAAAGAAATGAGATTCGTTTATACCGTGCGGAACATAGGTAATTTGCCAATCTTCATAATTGCAACCATCTAATACTTTATGAACAATACCATAAGTTTGTTTAGATATATTCATTAATAAATCACATGATTGATAATATGGTTTATTATACATTGGTGGTGGTGGACAATCCCAAATATTTAAATACGTAATAGGAATGCGCTGACGGATTTCATTTTCCATATTATATAACCATATCCAATATCTAGGATCGGTAAAATGAAGAATGCAATCAGGATTTTCTGCAGTAATTAAATGTCTTACTAAATCTGGTGTTCCATATCCTGATACTGGATATAATTTTACATTTGCAATCTTACCCGTATCTGTTTTAATAGATTCTGAAAGATCAATAATTTGTCCTTCTTCAGGGTGGGTTAAGGCGCCTCCTACGACAACGTAATCAAATACGTGGCAGGTACCTAAAATAATTTCTCTGGCCATCGTGGCAATACCTGAACTGAATCTAGGATCGTCGCACAAGAAGAGGATTTTTGTTTTCTTGGTGTTTGTCATAACTTATTTTATATAATTATCGTCCTAGTATTTAAAACCGGTTCTTTTTTTAACCTTCATTAATAAATACTATTGGTGATTTTAGTTTTGTAGTTTGAGCCTTAATTAACTTCATATTAAACTTACTTGATACTTCATCCTTATTAATAAATATAATAAATTTTTTGCAGGATTTCAAGAAGTTTCTTATGTGCCTATCTGCTATTGCTGGATGCCATTTTTGATTATGCATCTCTGGCGGAAATACTGAATATAATGTTACTGGAAGAAATAATGGAGTAAATTCTTTATAAGTAATATTAAGCTCTAAGCAATATTTTTTAATGTATTTATCTGCTCCATGTATACTTCCTAATGAATATACTATAAATTCTTGTCCTTTAAGGCTGTTCTTTAACTGAAATAACGTTTCTTTAATTTTTCTTGCATTTTCATAAATTATATCTCCAGCAATTCCTATTTTTAAAATTTTAGGCTTCTCTATCATATCATTAATATATAAAAAACTATTTAAAGTAACAACCTTTATTTAAATAAGTTTGTTGTTTTACGTTCACTCAATTGACATCCTTCATGAGATTTAAAGTCACACCACTTACAATTAATTGACTCTACTCCAGAAATAGCAGGATATTGTGCTTCGGTATTATAACTTCCATCGTCATTAAAGCATTCTGATATAAAAGTATCTATGGATCTCCCAACATCTTTAACTGTCTTAGTTCCTGCGGTAGGTATGAATTCTTGAATTCGTTTTGTTTTGATATAAGGATTATCAGGATTCTCCCATAGCTTACGTCTTACTATCCAAAATACAACTTTAATTTTATCTTCTGGGAAATCTAATAGTTTAGAGAAGTATTTTTTATATAGGATTACTTGGGACGTTTTAACTTTATCTTTCTTTTCTTTATCTGTCCATCCTTTTGTAGATGTTTTAATATCATATATAATAATCTTATCTAAATCTTTATCATACATTACTAAATCTAAATATCCAAGATATGATACATTTTCATTTTTATCTGAAGCTTGGACTAATAATGGTAATTCAATACCTACTAATTCCATTCCCTTAGTTGAAAAGTATTCTACTCTATGTTTAACTATATAATCTAATATTTCGCAGCCATCATTCCAATGTTCTAATAATTGAGCTTTAGTAGCAAAATGAACATTATTATTATTTGCTAAATCTACTGCATAGTTATTCATCATTTGCTCTTTCAGCATATCATGAAGATTAATTTGATTTGCTTTCTTTACGGAATCGTTATACAATACTGATAAAAAATGCTGTAGAGTTTCGTGGAAAGAAGTTCCAAATACTAATGATATAGAGGGTCTTGATATTTTTATTTTATCTATATATGAAAGTTTCCAACTTCTGGGGCAATTGGCCCATTTGGAATATTGACTGAAAGATATTTTCTTTTTTGTCGTATCATTTACATTCAATGATTCTGTCGTCTTTAAAATCTTACTTATTATTGTCATTCTTAATTATAAAGAATTAATTTCATATTTCCTAAGATATTTATAGATATGATAACATTATTTTTATTATTTTTAGCAGGGGCATTAAATGCCACGATGGACGTTCTTTCTTTTAGATATAAAACATCGATTTTTAGTAAATATACTAAATTACAAGAGTTTTTCAACCCTCAAGAATCTTGGGTGAATAAGTATAAGGATAACAATCCAAATTTAGGGCCTAAGTTCTTTGGTTCTAAGACATTCTTAGTATTTTTAACAGATGCATGGCACTTGGCTAAAATGCTTATGATTACCGCATTTACGTTAGCTATTATATTCTATAATCCAATTATAGTAACAGAATCTATATTTGTTAATATAGCAGGTAATTTATTAGTGTTACATTCGGCTTTTAGCTTAAGCTTCGAATTATTCTTCTCGAAAATCTTAATTAAAAAGAAGTAGGCTTTAAAGCATCTATTAATGCTAATTTAATTGCATTTGATAGAACACTTTGCTTAAAAGGAATATTTTCTTGTATTTCTAGCATCATTGCATTAACTGATGTTTTATATACACCTGTACCTTCTTTAATACGACCTGCTATAATAACTTTAACTTTAATTTCAGTTATTTTGTTTTGTAAAGCAAATCCTGCTATTCTAAAGGTATTTTCTGGAAGACCCATATAAACCATTTCTACGAATACCGGATTTCCTTCTTTACAAATGTCATATCCATTATCTTGTAAAATTTCTTCTGTTAGTTGCTTAACGCCAAATTGAATACTTCTATTTTCAATAGCGTCGAATCCTGTTTTATTGTATACGGAATCTACATACATACATTGTCCTAAAGATAATAGCGGCAATGCTAATATCAAAAATAATAATTTAATTTTCATATCCTGTTCTTATTATATAAATATTAGTAACCCCTCCATTAACTAACGGATTTAAAGAATAATTTTGACTTCCTAGTATAGATAATCGTAAATCTGATGTAGTTGTTTGAAGAGTGGCATTTTCTGTTTGAGTTATTATCTTATATGCAGACATTAACCATGATGCGCTATTTTTCTTTTGCAATTGAAGATATAAGTCTGATATAGAAAATATTCCATCTATATTTAAATCATATCTAAAATAATCTTTACCTAATATTGATCGTTTAGATAATATAAGACCGTTATTATCTACAGCATTTATTTTTTCGGGCGGACTAATAGATAAAGTATCAAGCACTATTTTCCATTCTATAGATGGATTAGATGCTCTTAAAAATGAATAATCTCCTACTGAATTTGTTTTTACTGTCGTATCTAATGTCCAAGGTCCTGTCGTTATTATATAATCAAATTCCAATACGTATTGATATGCACTGTTATTATTTAAATCATTCCATTTACCTCCACTAACAAATTGTGTATAATCTTCACTACCAGAATTGTTTGGCTCACCACCATTCCAATTAGAATAAGGATATATTCCAAATCTCCACGAACTAGATACATATGCTTGATCTATTTCATCTGCTGACATTGCTGCCGAATAAACTTGAAAGTCGGCTAATCTAAACGAGCCATAGGCACCTGATCCTAAATTTGTTGTTTCTGTTAATCCGATACCGTAATATAATCCATTTCCATTAGATATAGGATCTTGTCTACTTACTGTAGATGTTCCAAAACTAACACCATCTTTATATCCTGTCAATGTTGTTCCGTCATAAGTAAATCCTACTAAGTGCCAAGCATTAAGAGTTATTGATGTAGATAAATTCCCAGACATATTCCAAATAGCAACTCTTAAAGTATTACCACCCGTAATTTCTATTTGAGAGTCATGCCATCCTGATGAAGTACTTCCAGATCCTAATTCAGTTATAATAACTCCATTTCCGGTTGGATATATCCAAGCCAATAATGTAGTAGTTTTACCAGGTACTTTAGATGCTAAGTTATTTGTTATAGCATATTGATTAGTTCCGTTAAAGGTTAAATAACTACCTGCAGTACTTGTATAGACGGGCGTATTGTAAAGAGTAGCATTAATTGAACCCTTTATATCCACTAATGTATTTCCGGATGTATATGACGCGACATCATAATCTGCTTTTTGATTTGTTATAGGATAAGGTTGAGTCCATCTCCACCCGCCATATGGTTCAGAATAAAATGCTCCTGTCTTATCTTGATAATATCCAATCCATCCTGAAGGCCAAGTATTATATACAAATGTATTTTCTGCAGCATTAGACATTGTTACTAAATGGCCTCCCATTGATTCACAACTTGTTCGTGCTGTAGTCCATACTGCAGTCCCTGTAGATCTATAATATGAATGATTATTATAATTTGTTTGAGATGTAAACCCAGTTAGTGTAGGAGTTACGCGTTTCCATAATTGAATCTTTACATCAGGAACACCTACATTATTAATACCATATACACGCCCAGCATATGAAAAGTTTTGAGCGTAAGAAAAATTTGATATAAATAAAAGTATTAAGATTATATATCTCATAATGTTAATTTAGCCCCAAATAATAATTGATAATTAACGACAGATTCTGTTACTGAATAAGTAGTTCCTCCCGTTAATCCAAATCTAAATGTCTTAGTTAGTTTATAGTTAATATTAAAGAATGGTAGCATTAATGGTTTAGTTACAAATATACTTTCCGTATAATATTTCATGTAAGGCACATATACTACCGCTAATATAATTACCGCATCTATATTGTTTGTTATTTGACCTTTAAACATACCACCTCCGATAGCAACGACAGTAATTAATGGTTCTTGGTTCATAGATCCATACATACCACCTATTCCATATAATGCAGTTACTTTCTTTACATTATCAATACGAATATATACAGCTGTATTACTTATACTACCAGGCAATAATGATACGCTATTAGATACTAAATCAATATGCTTTCTGGTGGTTTTAGTAGTCATCCAAGATTTGAATGCTGATATATTTCCGACGTTAGCTTTTACGGTAAAGTCTACTGAAAGGCCTAATGATGTTTTTTTATCTCCGGCTATCATTATATAAGATGAAGTTATTTTAGCATCTTGTATATTATCTGTGGCTCTTTGCATACCTACAATATCTCCCGTTAACATAATAGAAGGTTTGTCTTGACTGGCCTTTGCCTTTGCTGCAGACTTTGAAGTAGTTTGTGATGTTGATTTTGCTTCTTCTTTCTTTTGTTCTTCTACCTTGGCTTCTTCTTTCTTTTGATCTTCAGATTTTTGGTCGTTAGATTTTGCTTCATCTTTCTTTTGATTATCCGGCTTAGTTTCATCAGGCTTAGTATCGTCTTTCTTTTGATTATCTGGCTTAGTTTCGTCAGGTTTTGTTTCTTCTTTCTTTTCATTATCTGGTTTTGTTTCATCTTTCTTTTGATCGTCAGTCTTGGTTTCATCTTTTGCTTCAGTCTTCTCTGAATCTTTTGATGTAGATCCTGATCCTTTATTATCTCCACTAGCTTTACTGTCATTACCATTATCTCCGCTTCCTGCACTTCCACCTGCTGCACTAGTACCACCCGTTACAGAGGTTGCAACGTTCGCTACTGAGCTTGATGCTGTAGATGCGATATCTGTTATAGAAGTAAGCATTGAGCTTAATGCGACGACATTTGATATGATATTATTAGATACGTTTAATACGTTAGTTGTAATAGTAACAATACCAACTTGTTCACAAGGATTACCTTTTCCATAACTATTATAAATGCCATTAGCCCAGGTATCAAAAGACCCGTTTTGAAGTTCGGAAGTAGTAAATGTTTTTACTTGACCATAATAATTCATTACGATTGGAGAATTACCATTTAAACTAGATATGACAATTGACTTTGATACTCCAGTACAAGGATCTATATAAGAGTATGAAAAGGATTGAGCTTTTACACTCAACCCTATCATTATAAAAATAAACGTTAAAATATTATTTCTCGAAAACACCATCTTTAATCATTTTTGTTACCACTCTAGAACATCCTGTTTCTAAAGCTTTTCTTGTTGAAATACCAATTGTTGATTGGGCAAATTTCATATCAAGAGATTTTAAAAATGATTGACCGTATTGCGTAGCTTCGCCCATTCCTGAGCCAACTTTAATCTCTCCTGATTCTGCGTCTGCAAATCTAATCTGCAAACCCAATCTAGTAGTAACTTCTAATGTCTTTTTTCCAGCAACGAAGGTTTCTTGTTCGTCTACAGAAAAATCATATACTTCAACATAAACAAAATACTTAGCCAATTTAATTTTACCTTTACCATCTAATTTATTTTCGGTAAATCCTTTTTTACTGGCTTGAAATTGCTTAACCATCTTAAGTTTGATTTCTTCTTTATCTTCTGTAAACTCAAATCTATTAGTTCCTTCTAAATAATCTAATGCTAAATTGGTTACGCCCATTCCAACATTTTTTTCTTTAAGAACTGGATACATTGCATATACGTTATCAGTAATACCAATAGATAATATTTGAATAGGAATCTTTGTTCCATCATAATCGCTTACTGTAGCAATTGATTGTTTCTTTTCAAAATCAGCTTGGTATGTTTCTGTTTTAGTAGTTCCGCAAGAACTTAGACCAGTAATAATTAATAATAATGATATACATAATAACATTATTAGCACATCAAATCCTACTCCTTTATTTTTTAGTTTCATCATCAGATTTATTTTTATTAAATATTTTCTCTAAAATCGTTAATCCTAATCCACCTCCAGCAACAGCAGCTAATGCAGTAAACATAAATTCTGGAGTTACATGACCTACGGCTGCAAAAGTTGCAACCCAGGCCATAAGTATAATATTTATTAACGTAAATAATGCCGCAAATCTTTTACTAGAAGTATCAGATTGACTTGACATTAAATTTTTAAAGAATTGCAACATAATATTTAGTCTTTAGTGTTTGATAATGATATACCATCCTCCTCGTCCACTTTTTGAATTAGCATTTTATCTCTATCTTCTGAATTGAACCAATAATCTACTACTTTATTAAGATTACCAACAAATGCTCCTAATAAAATTAATAACATTTCTTTCCAATCTTCTCCAACTGTTAATCCAAATATAATACCTGCATTAATACCCAATACAATAAAGAAAAATAAGAATAATACTATACCTGTTATTTTCCATCTATTGTTTTGCATTTGTTGTAACATAAAATAGAATCTATTTTTGTCTTCTATGTTTTTTATTTCGTCTGTTCCTACAAACGATTTAATTGCTTCTTTTAACTTACTCATATATTTATTTTTTATTATTTGTGATTACCAAGGTGCTTCTTCTTCTTTAGGTTTTTCTTCCTTTTTCTTTTCAACTGGAGCAGCCTTTTCGATTATTCTTTCTTTAATGACTGTATTAGTTGCGGCAGGTGCTTGCTGCTTTTGCTCATTATTATTAGATAAATTAATGATTACAGGTGCAGCTGCTGCTGGTTGAGCAACTTGTTCTGTTTTAGTTTCTTCTTTATCTGAATTTCCTGAAAACAAGGTTGTAGCTACATAAGCGCCTCCTCCTGTAATTACTGTTGTTAATGTGGCTATGATAGTCTTCTTAAGACCTGACCATGTGCCGTCGTTGGTGGTTTCTACTTCTTCTGACATAATTTGTTATTTTAAATAATTATAGTGTCGTGCCATTTAATACTTTAGTACTTGCAAGTATTTTACCATCACATTCCATAACTGCTAAATAAGCACTAGGAGGTAGGTTAGATAGGTTAGCAGTATATCTGTATTGTCCTTTAGGCATTTGCTCATTTATAATGCTAGATACTATACGACCTTCCATATCTACGAAATATATTGAAGTATTACTATTATCTGGAACATTAAATTGAATTGCAACTATACCACTTGTAGGATTAGGATATACTAATATATTAATTTCTCCTGTTAATTTAGCTATTGGAGCTGTCTTCATAATTTCAACTCTACCATCGGTAGGCTTAATACTTAAGTCTCTAGCAAATGAATTTCCAACAAATTTACGGGTTACATATAAAGGACTACCTGTCCATTCTGATTTAGATTTTTTAGCGATAAATTGTAAAACGACAACTTGCTGACCATCAGTTATTTTATTTTCTTCTGACATATCAACACCACCCCACTCAACTTCATTATTAGCTGAATTAGTAAATGTCATCCATTTAGCAGCTGCTGCTTTTGACGCAACACCTTTAAACTCCAATAAAGTATTATCATATTTCATTGATAATTGAACTGCGCCTAAAGTTTGGCCATTAGTTAAAACATTAACTGGAATATTAACTAAATTACCTTCTTCTACATTTAAAGTTGGTAATTTAATTTCAATTTCGTTCAATGCTGCATAATATTCTGTTGTCTGGTCTATTATATAATTAGGAGCATTAAGAGGATTTATGATCTTAATAGGGGCTAATTTCGCCATACGATAACCTGTCTGATTAACGTCACCTGTTGCTAATACATAAACTAAAATTGAATCTACACCCGTTACGATTGTATATGAATAATTAGCAGTTCCTGGTATATCTAAACTATGATTAGTTAAACTATCATCAGTAATGGTACCAAATTGTACATCAGTAAAGAATCTTACATCTGGAACTGAGAATGAAGTAAATCTTCCTGCTATTCTATTAAAGATAGTATATACATCGGAGATTGATATTGCGCCTGAATTATTAGGATCTGAAGTATGGAAGTCAAATGCAACTGGCGACTCAATACCTAATACGAAACGATTTACCTTTTGAACGTCTGCTGTAGTAACCACATTACCTAAAGATAAGGTATCACCTTTAACTTCTACTTTACAAGTCCAGAAAGTGGTATCAACGATTGGAGTGAATCCAAACTTACCTAATAAATCGGTAGTGTCAACATCAACTAATGTCCATGCACCACCTGTTTTTGGTTGCTTCCAAAATCCTACTAATAAGTTCTTAGTAAATGATCCTGTTACGTTTTTAAAGGTTCCTGAGAAAGAAATGCTAGGTCTGGTAAATAAACCGCCAGCATTAAATTTAGTTAATGTAGTATCCTTACCTGCATTAGTAGATGCTATAACTGGATACGTTGCATTAAATGCTAATGGCTGTATCGAAGTTAAATACTGAAATGTGCTTGGTGCAGAATGCTTAAAATTTACTCTAATTAACTCTCCTGACGGATAAGTATAATTAAGATTTGTGCCATTGTATACTGATGTAATTGTGATAGTGCCTTTATTTACATAAAATTGTAAGTAATGATTTGCACTATCAGCCGTTAATAAATATACTGATGGATTAGTGAATGCAATAGTGTCATAAGTAAGTTTAAACTGCATAGCAGTAATCTTTGACGTTGTAGTATTGTTATAGCAAAGAATTGCATTCGATTCATTTGCGATTGAGCTCCCAACTGCATAATTCGACTTAATGATAATTGAATTACCTGTCGTAGTTGGACATGTTTGTGCAAAGACGCTTAAAGTTAGAAAGGTCAGTGCTAAAAGTAAGATTTGTTTCATTGTTTAAAAAGATGTGATTATATTTTATATATATCTTACACACCCCTCAAACAATGAAACAAATTATACTAAAGATCCTTTATTAATGCAGGATTTTCTATGATAGAAATCAAGGTCTTTATATCCCCCGATTTTAATACTCCTTCTGCATTAGCATTACCTCCAAAAAAGGTACTGTATTGGTCTCTAGGTATTGCATACCATGTTGAATTTAAATAATTGTGCCAAAACACGAATCCGTAGATTTCTTCCATTTTATTTATTGTTTTCTAAGTTATTAATTTTGCGTTCTAAATACCATAAAGCTTTTTTAAGGTCTTGAAGTTCTTTATCTTGATCTTTCTTTCCTGCCCGTGAAATATACTTAACCGTATTTCCTAGATGAAAGTCTAAGTCCCATGCTTCAATTACCTTAATTGCTTCGTAAGGATTATCACCCCCGCCGTAATGCAAAGGGTGATTTACTTGTTCTTTGTTAATACTACTCATATTAGAATTTTGATATTTCTTCAATCTTATCTTCTAATTTAGAGATAGTTATAGCCTTTAAAAAGGATATTGATACCCATACTAAAGTATTTGCTATCCACCAATCATTATAAGGCGAGAATATTAAAGCTAAGATACATGTAAGTATCATTATAAGGTGCATAGATATATCTATGATTTTCATTGTTTTATTCATATTATTTATTTATTTAATTATATAAGAAAGATTTAATGGTAGTGATGGAAGTCTACAAATACCAACATTATGATTTGTAGCTCTACTTAAAATATTATACATTGTGTCTCTTATAACAATATCTTGATATTCAGACATTATTATTCCATCCTCAACTCTAATATTTAAAGTATCACCTACTTTACCAACAACACATCTTGTACTGAATATTGGATCGCCATCTCCATTAACTGATAGTAAGAATAAACTATCTTTTTGGCCGTTATTTAGCCACATAGTTGTAGTATTTGACCCTGCAACTCTTGTTTCAATATCTAATATTCGGGTACTAGATTCAGTTGGTGTATTATTTATTAATACTTCTTCTTTTTTAGTGCAACTCCCAAAACTAACCATAGTTAATAAGAGTAATAAATTGATTTTTTTCATGTTTGTTTGTTTATTTATTTAGTTTATCGTATTTTTCTTTAAATTGATTTAAGGTTTCAATCATTTCATCTATATTATTGACAGCCCATCGTTTAGTGTTTATAATAAAAAAATTACCTCCGCCGGCATCTTCTGTCCTTATAGTTAAAAATTGACCATCATCTCTAGATTCACAGCTGTCACTTTCTTGAGTGAATGTTACTTTTAATGTTTGTGTTAATACTGATGCTTTTTCGTTACCCATATATTTTATTTATTTAATCTTCAAAAAATCCTAAATCTCTAGCTCGAGCATACCCAACAAACTTACCATTTTCCGGATTCAAATACTTTCGTTTTGATTTTGGTAATGATTCTTGATAAAGTATTTCGTCTTGAATTGATTTAAGTAATTTTTTATCCCAATCAATCTTTACTTCTAAAAGACCTTTATCATTGTATATCCAAGTGTCAGTACTTAATTCATCAGAAAATACATATTCCTTTTTAGATTTAGGGATAGTTATTTCTATCTTAGGTGCCTTTTCTTTCATACTTAAAGATAATATATTTATTTCAATTAAACAACCGTTTTTTATTTATTTTTCTCGATCTTTCGTTCTGACTTTGTAAGTAATCCTTTTCCGAATTGATTTACGCGTTCATT